TTATAATTTATAGCTTAGTCCAACCATACCTTGAATGCTGGTATTATCATGCGCACCAGCTTGAACGGATGTGTTAGCCCAAATGCTCAGATTATTATTGATTTTACCATCTACACCAATTTTAAACTGAGCTAAGTTTTTAACTCCCCCCCTCATCAATATTATATCCATTCATCGATACTGAATTACCTTTTGTATTATGAATCCAGTTTGCTTCGACAAATGGGGTAATATCTTTGATTTCTTTATTTACATCAATGAACTTCTTATTAAGAGACAATCTAACACCCAGTTTTGTTTGCAGATTTTCTGAAATGTTTGATTTAACAACAGTCCCATTACTCTCAACAAAAGCATCTGGTTTGACGCCCATATAAATAAGTTGCGAATGAGGCTTCACTGTGAGACTGGTTCGACTTCCATCGTCCGCCACAAACTCTTTAACTTTATTGATGCTACCAATCTCTAGAGATACTGTTGCCCCTTTTGACTTATATTTTTCTGTAGACAATTCCTGTCCATCAACTGAGTTATTAAACCAGGCATATTGCAACCAAGAGTCAACATATAACCCTTTCTCTTGTTGAGGATTTTCAAACCATGTTCCATATAATCCAATGCTATACCCATCTACATGTCCTTTTGCAGAATAGCCAGTTAGATGATTTTTTGTCTTACTTGAGCTATAGCCATATCCACCAAATACACCGAATGTAATAGCATCATTACCGTTAGAGCTTCCTTTATATATATCACCACCCAATTGCGTCGTGAAACTATTCGCTCTAGTTTTTGTGCTATCAGATGTATCATTAAATGATGAGTGCTCTCCAACTTGTCTTAACCACAGGCTATGGTTATTTTCTCCATTAAAATCAGCATGGTATGCACTACCAATTCGGTCATAAAGGCTCAGGTTAAACATAGTATTAGCAGCAATATTATTAGCTAAATAACTACCAGCCTCTGGTCTAACCAATGGTTTAGATGCTTGTGTTGGGTTAGTAAGATGGCTTACCAAGTACCAATCCTTATCCTTTTTAGTTAATAAATAATCATGCGCACCCGCAACAATTCTTGATTGTTGCTTAAAAACACCATTGGATTCGCCAGCAACACTGATTAACTTAATCCCATTAACAGTTTGGCCACCCATTCCTCCTGCATTTGAGACAGATACTAGTGATGTACCACTAGTATCACCGTCAATAACTAGCTTGTTAGTTTCTGAATTATCATCCTCTAATCTAGTCACGAAGTGGATAGTTGCATTATCGCCGTAGTAATTTCCTTTGACATGAACTGTATTATTTGAAGATGGCAACGTCAGATCGTTATTCTTTCTAAAATATAGATCGCTATTACTCATTATCAGATTAGTCATAACAGAGCCAGACGACTGCTCCCAGACACTGTTTACTAAAGAGACATCTGTTTTACTATGGTCCCCCAAAACAGATACACCATCTAAAGTCGAGTTTTGTGCATTAACGGTAATTTCTCCGCCCTTATTGTCAAACAAGACATTAGATTTAGATGACATTAAGTAGCTATCTGTCAAATTGATATTTGCAGAACCATTATTAATAGCTATAGCCGAACTCGCCCCATCTACAGTACTTTTATCTAAAGATACCACTGCAGAATCAGTACCATTGCCCGTAATCAGTACTCCATTAGCACTTTCTGATACAAGGTTAGAGTTTGATAAGTTTAGTGTGCCGCCATTATACAATGCTGCGCCGTTAGCACCGATACCAGTGACTTTTACATTCAAACCATCGCCAGTAACAGAGCCTTGACGAATGGCTATACCATGCGCATTAGCTCCCGTCGTTGATAAAGATGCTTGCTTTATATTAATTGATGCATCCTTACCATTCGCATAAGCAGCATAGCTAGCTTCACCTATGGTATTGACTGTTATACCAGTACCTTCAATTAAGGATTTACTGCTTGGACTGCTTCCATCATTACCCTCTTCCAGAATCGACAGACACTCTCTACCACCGCCCTGTAAAGAGCATGACACGAGACCAAAGGCATTATTTCCTTCCGTGCTAATATCAGTATGTCCTGTAGTTATAATCGAAGTATCTAGCCCCTCACCGCTGACTTGCGATAATAAGCCAGCAGCTTTATTACCTTTTGTCTTTATTTTATTAGTACCATTTAAAGTAATAGCACTACCAAATTGGCTCACCACAGCATTAGATGAGTAATTTTGTGCGGAATTTATATCACCTGATGTAGTTATGGAGCTGTCAGTGATAGATACTTTTGTATCTTTATCTGTTGCAAGTACTCCGTATGAACTTAGTCCACTAGTAGATACCTCTATTTTATTAAGCGAGGCATTTGCTTTATTTCCTATATAAATAGCGTGAGCGCTATCCCCGAACGTAGATAGTTCGGATTTTTCAATAGATAATGATGAGTTTGATCCTTGCGCATTAACTGTGTTTGATTGCCCTTCTGTTGTAACAGATGATTCTGATAGTGTTACTTTACCACCAGATAGATTAATGCCATGTGAATCATCACCAGTGGTTTTAATTACCGAGTTATTATTTATTATTGCCGTTGACTCACCGGTGACCTCTATAGCAGAACTTTTCTTGCCTGATGTAGTAACATCTATTCCTGAACCGAATACATTTCCATTCGCTTGAGCGAAGATACCGGATGACACATCACCTGACGTATTAATGCTGGAATTAGTTATATTAACTTCCCCATTCCCTTCAGATATTACACCTGCACTATTTATAATATGCAATCCATTATCATCTGTGGTTGAGCCATTAGACGATGCAATTATTTTTGAGTTTTCAATATTAACAACAGCACCATTACCACTACTCAGCACTGAACCACTACTTGGAAGTTTATTACCTCCTGATTCGGATGTAATTTCTGAACCAGAAATATTAACGATACCACTTTGTTTTGCCGCGACAGAAAATGAATAATTAGAAACACTATTCACTTTTGAGTTAGTAATATTGATCGTCGCTGAATCTGATGATACAACTCCAAAGGAGTAAGGTGACAATGCCGATATATTAGATTGTTCACCAATGTTTACCGTAGAACTATTTGATGCACTAATCGTAGCTGTATAAGGAGTTCCTTTATTATCTCCAATAAACCCAACGAGGTTGTGTACACCACCATCATTAAAATTTTGAACATTTGAAAATGCACTATTAATTGAAGCTGTTAATAAGCCTATTGTAAATATAGAAGCGCGATAGTTTGTCATTTCTAAATCACCCTAGTAACTTTATGAATTATTAATACCATTACATTCTTAATTACAAGAATTTTAACATCCAATAAACATCCAATAAGCACCCGAAAAACATCCAACAAACATCCAATAAACATCCAGCAAACAAATAGGAACCAACACTCAAAATACGGGTAACATGTATTTTATAATGCTTTTTCTTTTTTGAAAATATATTGATTAGCAAATAACTCATTAGGCGACTAGGTTATATATCACATCACCTTTATGTATTAATTCTTAAAAATAATAACATACGTTATATTTAACCTTTCATCTATTTAACCAGATCTTCGTTATAGCTAATACACTCTATCTTCTGCATACTTTTCAAGCGCCTTAAAGTAAAATAAAAAAAACCACTATGAATCACATAAAAAATCGATATAAATCAGTAGGTAATTACATACAGGCAAAAGGTATGCCTATTTAATAGTAGGCACACCAAAATAGCCCTTAATAATGGAATAAGAATAACTAAATTATTTAATAATCAACTCTGCTGAATCTCACTCATCACCTCATCAAAAAACTCTTTAACATCAATATTTAAAACCTTCAAAGCCGATGCTAATGTATCTATATCAATTTTATTTATTCCTCGCTCATAACGATATAACTGCTGTACACTTTTACATCCTATCAATTGAGCAAATTCAACAGCAGTATATCCAGCCTCACGTCTCAGAATTTTAATCTTACATCCAATCAATGTTGATACTAAGCCAACAGAATTCATACCTCGACACTCCACTTTTATAATTAGAAATAATCTATTACTCTCAAACTTTTAAATCAAATATAGATAATCTACAAATGATAATTGTAATTTGAAAAATTTAAAATCCCTTTATAACTCTATTGACTTTACTAAAATTTCTTATTATTTATAGGTTATAGACTTATTTCAATAGGCATTACCACTAGAAAATGAAGAGGAATATTTATGAATAAGTTTCTAATTTCTGCTTGTATGATTGCATCAAGTGCTCTGTCCTTTAATGCATTAGCCGCAGACAAAATGACCTCACCCCCCGAAAATATGACATGTAAAGAGTATGTGGACTTAAACCCTAAAAGCTGGGCTCCAGTTGCCTTATGGGTAACATCACAAGATACTCAGTTTAAAAGTGGGGATTGGGTGGCATTATCTGAACAGAGCGTTGCGGAAGCTCCTTTAATCCTTGAATTTTGCAAGAAAAAACCTGAAGGAACTTTAAAAGATTACCTTGCTAGCAAAAAATAAAGTTTTTTGACTGGTAATAGCCGCAGTTTAATTTCTGCGGCTATTTAGATTATCCATCGTAATTCTACTTTCTCTATCCCCAACCTTGATACCGATATAGTGGTAGTTTTTATTAACCTCACGGCTTCAATGAATGAGATAGTATTTTTGTATAGTTTAATTATCAAAAAAAATAGGTCTGATAATTATTCCTACTGATTTATAGGCTTAATTAGTGTTGAGCCTTCTTTATATATTTCAGCTCTTTTGGTATTCAAAAAAGTAAATTTCACATATCTATTCGTATTACTTGATACAGTAACCGTATGCGCACGCATATACACAAAGATACTTTTCTCACGCCCTAATGCTGGAATAGGGATATCATTCGCAGTTAATGTCATCTTCAATCCTTTATTGATATCTTCTTTAGCCTGACTGCTTGCAAGTGTCTTTATTCCTCCTTTACCATCATCAACCCCCACTAAAAATGCATATGTTGAATAATTAATCCCAGGAGATGCTCTAGATGTTTCAAAAGTACAAGATAAACCGGCATCAAATACACGTTCAAAGTTATCAGAACTGATTTCAATTGCTTTAACCCAACCTGTTTCAAGTGCTCCTTTCGGAAAGGTCTTGTTCAATGGCGTTCCTGATATCTTTTTATTTGTTGCAAAATACACATCTCCCAAAACTTTTTTAGCATCCACAGTTCCCCTGAAGTGACCATCAGCCCCATCAATTCGCCCTCTGAATGTCACAGCATTAAATTCAGCATTACCATTTTTATTAATTTGCCATCCTGCTTTACCCGAAACGAAGTTATTCGACTGAATAACATTCCCTATCTTAGCGTTACTAATCGATGCATCCGCGATGAATGACTCACGCATGTATATCTGCCCATTTTTCATGAACATCAAGGGTTCCATCTTTCCTCGTGTTGGGTTTAAAAAAGCAAAATTATTTGCATTAAACCCAATGAACGATTCAATTTTTCCCGCTTTCACTTCAGCACTAATAACCATGCTGGCTGCATTATATTTTTTCCCATCCACCATGATTGTGATGTTTGTACTGTGCATCGCGTACCCGGCATTTTGTTTAAATTCCGCCTGCATCTTGGAGTTAATCAACGCACCTTGATTATCCAGTTTCACCTGAACTTGCTTCTGTGACTCACTGAAAGACCTGTCTAAATTCGTCACAGCTTTATCAAGCCTAACAACGCCTGCGTTTACCCCATTAATTGATGATGTCACTTGCGCGTATTTTTCTGCCCATGATTTTCGTTCGTCAGCAAACGCTCGCTCTAACGTTTTATGTTGAGATTGTGACTGCTCATGGTTTACCGTAACCTCTTTCTTCACTTCTTTAATTGCCGCACTATTGACTAATATTGACTCATTTAACCAATCAAGTTCTTGAGAGAGCTGTTTCCCAGCTTCTGTCGACATGAAATGCTCGTTCAAATCTGGCAAGATTGTATTCACATCAAACTCGGACTCTCCCCGCACCCACTGAGTCCACTCAGATTCATTACCCGATTTATCAACGAGTCTTGCCCTGAAGTAAAATACAACGCCAGCGGCTAGACCAACCATCTCATAGTTTTTGGATGGATAAGGGACATCAGATAACAACATCAAATTTTCATCATTAGGGGTTTTACTGTACTGAATTTCAGTTTTTAGAGTGTCACTGGTATTTTCATCAAACCCCCAATTCAGCTTAATACCGAACACAAGCGAGGAGGCTTTGAAATTCACGGGCTTCGGTGGATTACCCACTTTTCCTGTCAGGCTAGTTTCAGGGGCATTCACCCAAATACTGGAGATTTCAGACGCATTAACCGCTCGGACTCGCACTTGATATCGACCAGAATAAACGCCCTCAATATCAAACCCCAGTGATGATGTTCTTGGTGTATTGACCCAGTTCCCGTTATCACGACGCCATTGCGCCTCATAAGCAATCGCACTTTCAGCCGCGTCCCAACTGACACTGAGCGTAGTCAACGCCATACCTTGGTCAACTCTTGAGTAAGACGTAATTTCGACCTTTTTCGGTGCAGGCTGAACGCGAGGCGGAATAACAGTTACGGGGCGTTCGTCAATGCGAGCACCTGAATCAATGTGCGCATAATTATCTGGATGATGTATTGCCCCACTGATGGAGTACGTATTATCACCATTGTCGGTGATATTAATCACTCGGTATAACTGAACCGCTAAGTCATCCGAATCAATGACCCACACAGCCTCTTTTTGCGGTAATTGGGAATATTCAACTGATACCGTTACCACCTTTTTATTCACCAATGTCACCGTGCGCCCTTCTGATTTGCCATCAGGCAGGTTGATGATTAAACGATCTCCTACTTTCAGCGACGTTTCTCTATCAAGCGTGATATTTCGTCCATTAACAGCGGAAACACGCCCACCAGACTCACGTCCTGCCAAGTTTGAGTCAGCAACAGCAATGATATGACCCGGTGAGGGAATGGCCCCTTCTAACCCCGTAGCAAATGTGATCATACGGTCATTTGCATTAGTTAGTAATGCCCAGCGACCACGTCGATTCGCTTCACTTCGACGGGTACACCCAATTGCAGAGAGTTCTACTTTACGCACGCCATAACGATGCTGAAGTTTTAAATCCGCAACCGCCTCAATATCATCTTTACTGTGGTTATCCGTATCGGTAAATGAGACCAAGGCTTGGGTGTGGCGATTTTGGATACTGCCCCCCGAGTAAGACGGTTTTCCCCCAACGATATTGGCATTAGTAAATGTGCGAAAAATACTGGCTGGCATATCGGCAACCACATTGACTTTATTGTCCGCCCAGAACGTCATACCACGGAAAATCGCCGCAACATCACGCAAGACGGTATAAGCTGACTCTTGCGATTGAATATACACATCACACAGAAAACGAGGCTCTTTCCCCCCACCGCCTCGACCATCAGGTACCAATTCATCACAATACTGCGCGATTTTGTATAAATCCCACTTTTCAATCTGATTGGCTTTGATTCTGTCACCACAGCCATAGCGATTGTTCAAAACTAAATCATAAAACACCCAAGCAGGATTATTGGTTGCTCCCAGTTTAAACGTTCCATCCCAAACACCCGAGTACGTTCGATTCACAGGGTCATAATTTGTCGGCACTTTAACTAACAATCCCCCTTTCGGGCGAACACTAATTTTAGGGATACGGTTGTTAAATTGTCGGGCATTAAATGTCACAAAGAGAAGAGCCGTATTGGGGTAACGTAACTTGGCGTCAATCACCTCAGTGACCGCAGCAATCGAGACTTTATCCGCAATACGAGCGGTATTCTGATTTTTGGTGAGTCGCCTAACGCGCAATTGCCAACCTGTCGTGGCTGAGGGTAAATCGATACGATGGGTGCGCTGATATTCACTGGTAGTTTTACCATCAAATGCTGACTTAACGAGCTCTTGATACCCAGCACCGTCAGTAGATAAATCAATAGCATAGACAATGCGATACCCCGTTGTATCACCATTATCGTGTTGACGCATTAACTGAGGCACTGAAAAGCGAATGCGAATAGCGGATAACTGCGTATTATTAATCATTCGGATATACGGCTGATCGTCTCTCAGCTCTACACCCAAGGCGATGTCATTATCAACCGACGGTATCCCTTTGATATACTCTTGTTGCTCGCTACCGGGGCGAAACTCCCATGTCACCCCTTCGAAATTTGTCGTTCCATCCGCATTACCAATTGGCGTCTCATCTAAAAAAATACGCATATCATCCAAGCCCCCCGCAATTTCCCCTTCTGAAATGGCTAACAGAATTTTGGCGGTCGATTCAGAAAGCAAATTATCTTTCGCTTCTACAGGAGTATGACCACCGCCACCACCACCTTTAGCACCGTAAATTGTTTCCATATTTCCCCCATAAAAAAAGCGACTATTAAGTCGCTCGTATATCTTTCTAATCTCATTATTTTTGGTCTTCGGTATAAATACCCGCAGAGATAATCGCACCGCCAACTTCTCGACGGTCTAATCCATATAAAAGCGGTACTGGATTACCTTGTGCTGTCGTGTTCACCGCACCGCCAAAGGCATAAGAAGGTTTATTGTCTGTATCTTGTCGCATCGATAAACCACTAGGCTGAGGTGAAAGCATTTGTATAACACCACCCAGCGCCATTGCAGCACCGGTCATCGCAGCAGTGCCAGCCCATCCACCCGCAGTAAATGCAGCCCCTAAGCCACCAGTGAAGTATGTTGCCGCCGCAATTAAAGCAACACCAATCACAGTCTGGAAGAAACCACCCCGCTTACTCCCTTTAATTACCGGAGCAATGCGAATATCTTCGCAAGTTTTGAGATACAGCTCATCCTCATTGATGTTCCGCTTACCTTTGAACACTGCAAATTCCAATCCTTTTAGATGTGCATTCGCTAGAAACTGCTCAAAACCATCATAGAGAACTGATAATGCTTTGATGGCCTCACGAGGTGAATCAATAGCAAGTCTATGCACACGCCCAAATTTAGCTCCTAAGATGCCATATAGACGTATTGTTTTTAAACTCATGACAACTCCTTACGTCTGACTATTTTCACTGTCCTATCGCGCCAATAATCACTGTATGGAACGATGCGGCTGAGCTGACCGTATAAGTGGTGAAGCAGCATACCATTCACTATCACCCCTGCATGGTTCGGAACATGAGCTTGTACTTGCATAATGACCATATCACCCTCCTTTAAGTCACCTGCAAACTCGACAAAGCCCGCATGCTGCCAGTTATCCATATACAAGTTTTCACCCTCTTCCCACCAGTGTCTCTCGACGCTGTAATTAGTCAGCTCAATCCCGTGCATCTGTCGGTAATAATCCATAATGAGCGACCAACAATCTGCGTGACCAAGCACAAACGGACGACCTTCTAATTCACGCTCAATTCTAGGCTGGATTATGCGGATATCACCCTCCGGATAGGAAGCAATCACCCACGCTAGCCCCGAAGCATCACATTGCAGTTTATCTATTTCGCTCGGCTGAGACGTCACCCCATCCCCACAATGGCTATGAACAATCGCTATTGGATTGCCCCAATCTTCGGCTGCGGCATAGTCTTCTGGGGATAGTTCGAAATGAGCAGTTGGATTGTCGGAAATATTTCGGCAGGGAAAATATTTTTTGACTCGGCTTTTTTGACAAATCACCCCACACGCTTCTTTAGGGTATTCAGCTTTGACATGCTGAAATATTACCTCTGTTAATTTCTTCGTGATCATCGTACTAACCCCGCGGCAGGGAATCCTCCAAAATCCAAAGGTTCATTTTCGCCAAATCGTTTTTTACAATCGCTAATGAGTCCACCGCACTTATCTAATGCGGGATCATCAACTGGCTCACCGCGTTCATTAAAGTAATTATTGCCAGTATAGTTACAGCCTCGTCCGCTTCGATAATCGCCTTTCATACACCAGAAACAGAGGTTGTGAATTTGGCGACCGGGGATCATAACCCCTTGCAAATCGAACGGACTCGATAACTCAAATTCAACTGTTTCTCCCGCGATTTCATTCGTTTTTCTATCGATGAAATAAACCTGTTTGAAAAATTCTTCAGGGTTAGCGGTAGGATTTCCCTCTGGAAAATTCTTAGCATCTAGATAGTGCGCGAAGGTTTCATAAATAGTCACTTTCGCCAGCGCCATATCATCGAATTGCAAGCACAACGAGGATATCAAACCATCGACATTCGCCACTCTTAATAGGGGTCTAGCTGGACTACCATCACTATTTTTAGCTATGCCCTCGATTTCATAAGCCCATGCGCCATATTCATTTCCTTGCCACCAAATGGATTTTGGCTTGATCCCCCCCTCTGCAGCGGCAATTTCTTCGGGTGTATGCGGCAGGTTGTAGGCATGGAATCGAAGAGTTGGTCCATCAAACTCACTGCCGTCCACTTCAATTAATTGAACCCTACTTCCCGGCTCTAATTTTTGAATGTCAGATATTATATTCATGCACTAAACGCCTGTTCAAAGGTTGCAGTTATAGTGATAGAGCTACCGCCAATTGGCTTTAATGTGATGGAATCAGCTTTCACTCGATATAGTCCTTTATCTCCCAAAGGTGGCACCCATAGAAATGATTTTGCTGTATGTGACCGAATAAAGGAAAAAATAGGCATTACCTCTGACTTATGCCCCGAATAGGTAAATCCCCATGATTGAGATTCAGTATTGAGACCATCTCTTGAAACTTGCTTATAGCCATCACCAAATACAACTTCTCTTACACGATGTTTAAATTCGCCAGTTGGCGAGTCTTGAATTTGAGTTCGCCACTTAAACTCTTCAATCATGATCACCTCAAATAAAAAAGCCACCGTATTGGTGGCTGTTACTGGTTCAATTCTTTAATGGTTTGCCTTGCGTACTCTTTAACCTCTTTGAAATATTCCGAAAGCGGCTTAGTCCCATCAAAACTTGCCTGATACATTAAATATGCTTTTGGTGAATCTGAGACGGTTTCATTTCCCATATACACATCAACTGGGACAGTAATTTTCTCATCTTCAGGACGGATGTGAACTGTTCCTAATTTTAATTCCATAACTACCTCTTATTTTTCAATGTAATTGCTGCTCTTATCTTCCACCAGAAACAGCTTTAATAATTTTGTACAAATCACCGCCTTCACGCCCCTCTATTGTCATGAAGCGCTTAAGTTTATTATTTAAGGATTGCTCCGCAGCTCGGATGTCAACATTCTGCATAGAGCCTTGTTGTTGAGTACCGCCTTCAACTGTGATGCCATTAAGGTTAACATTTACGTTAATCCCACCCGTAGGCTGAGCACCATAAACTTGTACTCGCGGTTGATTCACTGACATTGGCTGAGAACCACCTACATATCCACCTGATGCATAACCTCTCTTTCCTTCATCCATTAACCGATATAGATTAGCTTTACCTAATTTAGCCGTACTCTCTTTGTCAAATACAAACTCACCCTTGTGAACAACCCCAGCAGGCTCATATTTGCCACCATCCCCAGTGTATCCGCCGCCAGAAAAACCAAGAAAGCCACCTATGGCTGTTCCACCAAAAGCTGCTTTCATAGCATTCAGCATCGCCATTTGCATAAGCATTTTAGTCGTCATTTCTAAAAATGAGCGAGTAAAGTCACTAAAGCTAGCTCTGCTTTTTAAAACAAAATCGGCAACGCTATTACTCATACCTTGAAATACTGATTGGCTAATTTGAGATACGTTACCATAAACATTGGAAGCTTGGTCTTGAAATTCTGCAAATCCCCTTTTAACTCCCGCCTCCCAATTGGTACGTAACGAATCTTCTTTACTGTAATAATCCTCTAATGCCTGCTTCTCTGCTGGTGATTTAGCTTGCTCAAGTGCGATGTCACGTTGGTACATACGGTCAGATTTACCGATGCCCATATCCAGCGCTCGACTCTTAGCTTTTATTTCTTCAACTCGTTTTAGTTGCCTATCTAGCTCTCTATTATGTTGTTTTTGACGCTCTACTTCATCGCCAACTACTGCTAATGCGCGTTGAGAAGCTAATACATATTCTTTTTTAGCCAATAACGATTGCTCATCATTGGTAAGCTTACGTGTCGCTTTTGCTTCTTCTAATACAGCTATTTTGGCTTCCATATCCCAAAGCTTTTTACGCTCTGAGCTAATCACATCAGCAACAGTTTTATGTTCTTTTAATACTTTAAGTTGAGCCTGTAGAGAAACGAGAGCTTCATTGGCAGACTCATCCGCACGAGTTCCATAGTCAGGTCGATATGCTGTAGGTTTCTTTTGCCCTCTCAGTTTTTCTTTCTCATACCGTTCTTTTTCACGACGAATTGCTTCATCCTTGATAGCCTGAGATGCATGCTCTTTATTTTTTATTTCACTTAATTTTCGTTGGTGTTTCTCCTCCGCTGTCTCATATTCTCGCCTTAATGCTTCATCAGCTAAAAGCTGAGACTTTTTAGCCTCTTCCTGTTTTCTTGCCGCCTCATTTCTCGCATTCTCAATATCCCTCTGATATTTTTCTTCGTTTAGTAAATCCAGTTCTCGCCTTAAATCTTCAGGTGTCTGGCCTGTTTTATAATGATGTAGTCCTTTAGCTGCAGGATTTAACTGAAACTCAAGCAGTTTCTCTTCATATTCTTTAATCTTTTGGTCTAGCGTTCTTTCTCGCCCTATATTAAGCATTGCATCCCATGCATCGCTTGCCATATCCTTAACGCCTTTCCAAGCTGACTCTAAAAAACCTAAGTTGTTTTCAATTTGCTGACTACGCTCCTGCATTGCATTGGCATAAGACTCCATCGCTATCTTTGCAGCCTCATGCTCCTTCCCCTGCTCTTGCAGTGTCATTATTTGTTCTAACTGAGTAGCTGTTAAAAAGTGAAGGGATTTATCTAGTTCAGTAACAGCTTTAACCGGCTCCTCTTGTAAACGCTGAAATTGCTTAATTGTTTCATCAACTGACTGACCAACAGCTTTTTCCATTGCCGCAGCTGTTTTAGAAACCATCTCAACAACATCACCAGAAAACTCTCCCGAGCCAACGACTTTTGATATAGCATCAGCCATACCATGCTGAGTAATACCATTTACTGATATTTTCCTAGCAAGAGCATCTAATTGTGCCGCAGTTTTTCCTGCATACCCTCCAGTAAGAATAAGTTGTTTGTTATATTCACTAAACTCTTTAGAGCCTTGATATGCAGCAAGAGCGACAGCAGAAGCGGCACCAACAAATCCAAACATAGCAACTCTTGCTGGGGTAATTAGTGATGCTAACGCCTTCAATGAGTTCCCTAGACCACCGAAGGAATCTTTTATCTGACCACCTTGCTGTATCATCACCATCCATACAGGCATTCCTGATGCTAATGATGTGACAATATCCGTCATTTGAGCGGGTAATTGCCGCATTGCTTGCTTGTATTGACCAATCGTGATTGAGCCGTTTAAAAATGCTTTTTCTTGCTCTTTTAACTTGCTAATCATTGGCGCAGCCTGCTGAGAAATTCCCATTTGCGCTGCTTTCAATTCTAAAATTTCAGTTTTGGTTTTTCCTATAAAATCCGTTTGATTTTTAAGAGATTGTAAGAATTCATCTGCGGCTTGCTTTGCTTTATTCGTTGCAGCTTCCTGAGCTAATAATGCTTGCCCTTCCGCAGTCAGAGACATATGCATTCTTTGCAGCTTGTCTCTAGTTTGGTCTAATATGCTGGTATAATCTTTGAATTGATCTTTGGGAAGTAACCCTTTTTTGCTTGCTGCTACTAGCTTTGTCTGCCAGTCATCTAAGCGTTCAAAAGCTTTATTTGTAGGGTTAAGCTGATTAAGTAACTCATGAAGCTCTTTGCGCTGTTTTTCAGCTGCTTGAGTTGCTTTTTTCTGATTATCTACACCGCGTTTAAATTGTTCATTCAGGTCTTGGGCTGAGCCATTTACCTTTTCTGCTGTGCTGCCAAACTCCTTTAATTTTTGAGTCCCACGCTCTAAATCAGACGTATCAGCTTTAAGCGAGATGGTTGCTATATCTGCCATTTACCTTTCTCCAGATATAAAAAAACCACCCATCGGTGGTTAGATTAGCTTCTATGTAACTTTTATTTAAATTACTGCCATATTATTCTAGAATTTCGTTTTCCAACATTCGTCACTAACCAGATAACCTTTAAACACACAAAGGATTATTAACATGCTTAGAAAATTGACACTCATCGCAACCCTTTTCATCGCAGCCAATGCTCATGCTGGCAACGAGTTAACTATCAGTAAGTTAGCTAGTGATGCAAATACTAAAACAGCATTCCTTCAAGTTGTAAAAAATAACGACCTCCCATCATGGGTCTTAACTGGTGGTACTGAATCCCCATCAAATACTGTGACTTTAAACGGTAATGAATACCAAGTAGCAACAGCGTGCAAACCTCACAATTGCCCAGCAGAGCGAATTGCGATTATGTACTCTAAAGAAAAGAATGTGATGGCAGGTGTATTCTCTTCAAATAATGAAAAGAACAATACTGAGGATTTACTCTGGTTTAATATCACCGATGATTTATCAATCGATGGGAAAACGGTTTTATTTGCAGCACTTACGGGCAGCCTCGATAATCACCCTAATGATTTCAATTATAAGTAATTAAACTTAAAGTAGTTATTTACAGGGCTAGCCCACAATGCCAATAGAATGGCGTTAACGTAGAAGCCCAAGGATGGGCGGGGATATTTTATTGTTGATTTATTTAGTATGTAGTTGAGCCATATCTAATAGGCTTTTATACATTTCATCGGTGGCCTTATAGTACCCACTAACCTTACCATCGTTTGCTATAAATTTGATTCCCATAATTTCATCTCCTAATTTAATAATCTCAATTGAAGATGTAATTATTTCATTAGGGTGAGATATCTCAGGATTCTCATTACCAACCTGAATTGAAATTTCTTTTATATCCTGTTTAAAAATGTTTTCCTCTTCGTCATACGTCCATGATGATCTTTGCTTTACCTTTATTGCTTCACCAGCATTTTCACCAAACATGGCATCTATCGCCGTTCCATCTTTATTCACATAAATAAAGATTACCCCTGAAGCATCCTTTTCATTGCTACTAATATACCATAACCCATAAAGGTCACTTTTTTTATATTTAGTTATATTAATTTGCGGTGTATTCGCACCAAATACAGGATTAATTCCAGTAACTAAAACAGCAAAAGATAATAAAAAAGCTTGAAAAATTCTTTTCATCTCACCACTCCATCAATTAGTTTCAGTAATGTTAGCTTAGCGGGAGTGCAAGTTGAAGTTAATTAGTTGGCGGACTCGACTATGCCACTACAGAATGTTGGCATTTGGAGCTATAGTCATAGTGCATTTTGCTATAGCGAATATAATAGAGAAATACATTAAGTACCTAAGCCAATTGCGCATAGGCATTCTTTTCATCACTCATATGCCGCTCCTGATAACGCCCTGTAACCATTTGCGCACTTAAAAGTGACTGAACCATCAAACGCCCACACTTTTATGATGTATGTATCTTCGCTGTCCTCAATAACCTTTGCAATACGCTCTTTACTGTATATTTTCTCTGCGGCTGGCTTGCATTTTGAAAATGGTGATTGCTTGGAGCTAATGACATCCGCTGGCTTCTCTTTTGGTGGGTTTCCAGCCTCTACAAGCTCTCTTATTTCTTCTTGTGTATAAGTTGTGCCAGCATAAGAGCTAAACACCGCACAAGATAAAATAATTGCAATTATTGATTTTCTCACCATCCCATACTCGCCTCAGTTTTTTCAGTCTAGTTTCTTAGTGCTGCAATTGGGAGCAAATTAGCTGGCTATAACCTTTTTAACACCTTGATTGCACTCACTTGGTTTAATTTCCACCTTCATAGCCTCGTTGCCATCAATGTAATATAGGTGTCTTATCCCTGATGAAAATACCGCTCTCCATAAATTCATATTGGATTCATCTTGGCAATAATTTGCTGTAAGAATCTTCTTTGCATTATCTATAGCAATATCACTCTTAAAAACCTCAATTGGTATGCCTTTAATCTCATATGTCATGACAATATAATCGTCATCTTGAGATACTTTTGTAACCATCGTATGACTATCAACTAAAAGTGGTAATCCTTTACTTTCATTTTCAATAATCTTCTCTTTTAATTCGCTAAAATCATTACTTTGCTTTTGTTTAAATTCATTGATTTTATCTGTGGTTGCGCTTCCCTTTGCATTATCCCCTAAAGTATTAGCCGAAAAAACAACAACAAACGGAAAGAGTAAATACAGATAATATTTACTGATTTTCATCCCTCAACACCTATATTAGATTAATTTGCCTTATGATAGCCCGAAGGTAGCGCAATTCCTAGCAAACGTTAGGTACAAAAAAACCTGCCGGAGCAGGTTTCATCAATTATTTACATTTCTCATACCATATCTTCTGGAAATCTTCTTCAGATATAGATTCACCTTCAAAATCAAATAATGGGTTTGAAAACATGCGCTCACCATCATTGCTAGAGGAGACTACAACAATAAATCTCTTATACTTATAAGGTAATTCATCTTTAAATGTAAACACTTCTCCGCAAACGTCACCAACAACCTTGCGACTCATACTTACACCTGCAGGGTAAAAATTAACATTTCTCATATCAGCAGCTTGTGGCTGGTGCATAAAATCAATCACAATTTGCTTAGCTCCGTCAATAATTGTCGGTTTTTTACTTATGCCAACTGAGATCCCTACAACAAAAGCTAATAATATCAACAGCAAAATACACAGAACTCGCAAAATTTTAGCATGCACGCCAAATTACCACTCGTTAAATCAAATGATTGAAATGTACCCTCAATGCAGAGTTCAGGCAATAAAAAACCCACCGGAGTGGGTTATTAACACTATTTATAATTGAGCACATGTACATTAAAAATTACGAATATTAGCAATCTCTTCTTGTGTGACTTCTAGAGACTCTAGAGATCTCTGGTATTCATTGGGTTCCATTCCTTCAAATTTTTGATGTCACACTCATCTATTCATGATTTTTTTTAAATAAAGCTATTACCTATAGAGGAGTCAACTGTTTTCGTACTTGCAATCAGCTAGACCGACACTAATTTCTTGACCTTTGTTGCTATTGTGCAAAATAACTTTAACACCCATTCTGTCGTATATCATATAAGCAAATGTAATCCCTGAATTTTCACTAAAATACACAGTAGCTTTAGCATCAGTTGAAAGCAACTCAAGCTTTGGTGATGTTATAACTACCCCTGTATCAAAGGTTACATTTATCATTGCATTGTTATAATCTGCATGCGGAGTTACTTCCAACTTAACAGTCCCGATTTGCACTCCGTTATATCTATTGCTATCACTAAGGTCATCAGGTATGGAATAAACTCCACAGTTGTACTTTCCCGCCAAGGCCAAAATATTATAGTTATTATCTCGATATAACCCCATGTCATTCTCGTTATTAGCGGACAGGGTATATCCAGAAAATAAAATAAACAGGGCGCAAATATACTTAACCATCATTAACCTCATTAATAAATTAGCCCCCTGAATATACCTGAATAGCTTTACTACACATAATCGAACTCTTTAGTTAAAAATAATTATGTGATCTAGAATGCAAGCCCATCCTTAGGTTATGTGTAGGTTAGGCAACTTCCTTCCCGTGAATAATATGGCGTAACGCGCTAATACCGTTCTCATTATAACGGAACGCTTCAACCTGCTTTGATGAGTGAGCTGACTTGTCCAAAAAGAACTTACCGAATTCGTCAGTTTTCAATCCGTTCTTGTTTGCAATACGACCAATTTTATTTGCTGACACTTCTAACCATATTCTTAATCACAAAGAGGGCTTCCGATTTAGAAGCCCTCTAGTATTAAACTCGCTTAACTACATAAATTTTACATTAATGACCGGACGTTTTAGCTTCTCGACAAGCCTCGAATAAAAACCAGACACGGCGTTCTGTTTCATCAATCCAGTTTTCTATTAGGCTTGTAGTGGAATAATCTCCATGTTCTGCACATACTTCATGTGCTTTTCGAAATTCTGAAGCCAACATTTTATTATCTTCACAAAGCTCAGCAAGCATATCTAAAGGTTCTACGTATTCCGCATTGTTATCGCTAATCCTTTGCATTTTTGATATTTGCCCTATAGAACGTATAGTCACACCACCTATTTTACGAACTCTTTCAGCTATAGGGTCTGTCATGGAGTATAGTTGCTCACTTTGTTCATCAAGTAATAAATGATAATCGCGGAAATGTGGGCCACTCATGTGCCAATGGAAGTTTTTAGTTTTTAAATAAATAGCAAAAATATCAGCCAAGATTGCATTCATTGCTCCACTGATATCTTTTGTTGCTTTTGGAGATAAATCTGTTGGCGTTTTAAGTGGGCGAATTTGTAGTTCTTTAGCTTTACTCATAATTAACTCCTAAAGATAGTCACATCTGTTTTGATATTAAGATGTTGAAACAAATTATTACACTAATGTTCTTTCTATATATCTCTTAACTGGTTATGAAACTATTTAGCCAACATTGCTTTTCAATATGTGCTGATTATTTTAATTATGTGCTTAATGACATCATTCATTGATCTACATCAAAATTCAACACATTAAATAAATTAACTAAAAAAACAAAATTAAATATTAATCTTTATGTACCTACCTAATTAAATTCGACCTTCAGACTTTAAAGCTAGCTTACTGAATTTAAAGTCTTGCAATCCTTGATATGCTAGATTTTAGCTACAGGCAGTTCATTAAAATTTGTCGTGTACGCCGGTGATAACATTTCGCGCTTCATCTGATATCCACTATCCCCCCCTTTCACGGCAAACCAGACTTTACCTAAGCCACTATTATTTATTGTGTCTAATGTTTTCATAAGTTCATCGCCATTCTTAAATGGTTTTTGAGTAGAAAACATATCAAACTGAGTAACATCTGAATCTGTGAAGTCAGATAACATTATCCCGGCTTTATAGTAGCGGTAACCATCTCGCCATATAGAATCTAAACCACGCATAACAGCATTAATGATGTCTCGCGTATCGCTGCTAGGGTATTCAAGCTTAATGCTGGCACTGTTAGCATAATCTTCACCTGATGCATGGCTGCTGGTTTGAATAAACAGGCTAATAATTCGACATCGCTGCTTTTCTTCGCGTAGCTTCTCTGCTGCTCGTTCTGCATAGTCACAAATAGCCTTGCGCATGGTTTCGATATCTAAAACTTTCTTACCGAACGAGCGAGAGTATAGTATTTGCTGCTTAACCTTCCTGACTTCTTCAAGCTCAATGCACGATTCGCCATTAAGCTCTCGGAGAGTTCTTTCTAGCGTCACACCAAACGTTTTACGTATTGTAGACACTGGTGCATTTGCCAAGTCTAAAGCGGTATAAACACCCATCGCTCTTAACTTGACTGAAATCCTTCGTCCTATTCCCCACACGTCTTCAATCGGAATAAATGACAGTAATTTTCTTTGCCGACTTCTATCAGATAGCTCAACCACACCACCAGTCTTCTTCCACGTTTTAGCGGCATGATTCGCAATTTTAGCCAGCGTTTTAGTCGGACCGATGCCAACACTTACTGGCAAGTGAGTTCGCTGCAATATCGTTGATTGAATTTCTCGCCCATAATCTTCTAAATTAAAGGTATGAACCATGCCAGTGAAATCAAGAAATGCTTCATCAATTGAATACACTTCCAAACGCGGAGCATACATTGATAGCAAAGACATCACTCTGTTGCTCATATCAGCGTATAACGCATAGTTTGAGCTAAAAATGTTAATGCTATTTAGCAGGTAATAGTTTCTTCTCTCATAGTAAAGCTCTCCCATTTTTACACCGAGTTTTTTTGCTTCGGCGGAACGAGCAATGACACAGCCATCATTATTACTCAGAACAATTACTGGCTTTCCTGCTAAGTCAGGCCTGAAAACTTTCTCACAGCTCGCATAAAACGAATTTACATCAACTAAGGCAAACATTACTGAGCCTTATGAATAATGAATGTGACAACGCCAAATATCTGTAAATCCTGCGCATCACCAATATGTATTGGTTGAAAATCAGGATTCATTGGCATCAACATCGGTGGATAAGACTTTAATCTCTTAACAGTAAACTCACCATCAACACTGGCGATAACAATATCCCCATCTTTTGCTACCAATGCGCTATCGACAATCACAACATCACCATCGTTAATGTTAGCGTCAATCATAGAATTACCTTCTACACGCAACATATACGTACTATCTGGGTGCTTAATCAATGTGCTGTTAAGGTTTATTCTTTCCTCCATGTAGTCAGCCGCAGGAGATGGAAACCCCGCAGCCACTCTATCTAAGAATAATGGAATATTGAGAATTGATTCGGAATCGATAGGCTCTAGCTTCATAATTCACCAAATTACTGTATTTATATACAGTATATTGTAAGCATTTTAGTTGTAAAGATCATTTTCAAGTATCAAAAGACTAGAAATATGCAATCCCCTCCTAGAAAATCAGACCTACAGTGTCGTTATTCTTCCTTCATTTACTTTTTATAAAGTAAACTTATGGCTTATAACTATTAACTGCATTGCCGAAAATATGAAATATACATTATTGTTACTAACATCAATTCTAATGGTTGGATGTCAAGGGAGAAGTTATTCAGAATTAACTCCAGCAGAAAAAGCTGAAGTCAGAGCTGCTCATGATAAAAGTGCCAAAATATCTAGAAAATGCAATCGTATAGAAAATCAATCTAAACGTACTGATTGCTTTCTCGATAGAGACGACAATGACTTTAACCGGCTCTATTAATTTAAAGTTAATACTGGAGGCATTACAGCCCCTGACTACTTGTTTATCAACTCAAGAGCCTTTAGCTCCATAACCCTTAAGTCATCAAATATGGTCGCTTTGCTTTTGATGTTAAGTAGCTCTAAAACATTGGGAATCACGCTATAGTCAAGTCCCGTAGCACCATTCATACCAACTCTCCACTGTGTACTCATCGCAGAAAATACCAGATATGACTCCCATACATCAGGAACAACTTCAACATCATCAAGATCAGGAGGAAAGCCAAAAGCTCGCTCAAAATTTTTAGCCTCTTGCTTTGTCATTCCCCCATACATTGCTTCAGCGACCGATATTAGTTTTTTTCACGATTACCTAACAATTCATTGTAATACGTTGTTGTAATAGCCCCTGCGGCTGATGGATAGTTGTCAAATAACAACTTCAAATTATCTTCGTTATAAGGCTCTTCAATTGCCCAATCAGCAATAATTTGAGTAAAGAATTTGTTTACTGACTCATTTTTCAACTCTTCCAATTTACTCATTGGTAAATGATTGAACGTAAATGTCACAACCTCCGGCTCGCTTTTGCCAGCCACACGGATTTTTACATCAGCCTTAAATATTGGATTGGGATTCAGAGTGAATTTCGCCATTAGGTTTCCTTAAAAGCCCCGAAAGGGGCTGTTATTATGCGGTAGTGTAAATTTGCATATCTGATTTAAGAGAGAAACGTGCAGATACGTTTTCAACCTCGTTAATTGCAGTATTAGGAACACGCTGGAATGACACACTGGCTGAGTAGTAACGGTCTTCACCAGCCCGTTTATTATAAAAACGAATCGCTGTTAACTGCTTTGTATCATCCAAAGACATTAATAACCCTCGAATAGGTAATTTCGCATCATGAGCAAATGTATAAACCTGCACGATACCCGATTTATAGGTATCAACCGTTTCTGCTTGCTCATCTTCTAAGAATTGAATTTCTTGCGTTTGCTGCTCACCACCTTCTGTTGATAAGGTCATGACTTGGGGCATAACCTCCCATTCTTGAACTGACTTTAGTGTTCCTTTGCCGCCGCCAATCGGAAAACGTTCGGTATCTGTCGTATCAACACCGTCAAGCGTGATACTTGTGTTTTCTGCTGATTTCACACGAAAGACACCGGACATTTGTTTCCACCCAGATGTAACGAGAACAACATCTCCGGCTTTAATGCCACTTGATGCTGTGACAGTAAGTACAGCTTCAGAGGCATTACTTGCCGCCGTAAACTCAACATCTTTTCCGTATTTACTCGCCACATAAACGCGCGAGCCATTAGGAATGTTATAAGCCATTATTAACCTCATTTTTATGCATAAAAAAACCGCCATTTAGGCGGTCGTTTATCGGATTGGATGACATCGATAGGATGTACGTATTGGAATGATGTAGTTGATATCACTGGTAAGTGGAGGTAGCTGATTTGGTTCACCGTCTAGATACAGTGACTCCGTGAGTGTTAGACCATTTTCGAGCTGCTCTTTGACGGCATCAACCAAGCTAATAACCGCCGAATCACCATTACCAATCTTTTCAACAACATTAAGTTGAATAACACCTTTTTGAACTGGCATGTCTAACGCTAGACCTAGATTTTCGGTTATGGCTGGCATTATATGTAATTGCAAATATGGAGTGCTAATATCATCAAACTCAATATTTGACCAAGCCACCTTTACCCCTTCTTGCTTAGCAATTTTTGCCACCAGCGCACGAATAGACTGATTGATTTCAGATTGTTTCATTTACTTCATCTCTGCGATAGCGTCTCTAAAGAACTTACTCACGTTTTCAGCGGTAATTGCAATCATGCCATTAGGAGCTTGTTTTGAATGCCCCATTTCCAACCTGTAGGCATAAGGAACATTGTTAGTAAAATAGATAGCATTCATACCCACTTTGAACTGCTCAAGCATATAGTTACCAACCGCCTTAGTCATATTGCCTGATTTATCAACTCGCCCAGTTTCACCATCAGCAGGTACATCAAAAGTGACTTGCCAATTTCCACGGAATCGTCCCCCCGTATAACCTGGGGGTGCTTTGATATCCATAGAGTCATTAACTCGAGCACGTTTTTTTAATTGACGATTTTTCAGTGTCAAATTATTAGGGTCTTTTCTCAGTGCTTCATTGTGCTCAAATACCGCTTGGTTATAACCTACAGCCGTTTGGTTAACTTTCCATAAGTCGGGATTACCCACTGGAGACATTTGAACAAGTTGAGCCAAAATCCTAACACCTGTTTTTTTTACCACCGCCTCCATATTTGATTGAGATTTTTCTACAAATAGATTAACGGACTTCATGAATGAATCAGTCATATCAAGCCCTCAACTGAGGTTTGTAGCAAATAACAACATCAGCAGGTTTAACCGGGTTAGGCTCATGCACACGTAGCCATATACCATCAACAAGAACAGAATCCCCTTTTCGAATATCAACCTCTGGAGAAAGAACCATTTTAATATCCGTAGAGAGAATTAGAGTTCCATCAATTTCATATGGTTTGTATAAAACCTTTACACCAATGATTGAAAATAGAAACTCTGCCTCATGATGCTCAACACCATTATCATCAACACAGTGCTTGCCAGCGCGTTTCACTTGATATGAAGTGCCGTATTTTTTCAGTATTCGCAATGCTGTGTGATAACCTCGTTGATAAATATTCATCACTACCTCACTGCAAATGTGTTAATCGCCAAGCCTTCTGAGCTATCAATCAAGCCGCATAGCAAACCTTTCAGCCAAGCGAAATTAGGTGCACCAGTATTAGTGCCTTCTGCATACTTCAAATCAATTGCTCCCTCAATACGTTCAGAAATTATTTCTGCACCTAATGTTGGCTGCAATTCATTCTCTTGTGCTTCAAGTGCAAGGCGACACTGAGCCTGTATAACCTGATGAGGAATCGCATCACTAGCAATTTCAACCCCATCACGAAACAATCCAGTACGAGGAAAAGATAAAGGTTGCGTACTGTCTGAACGCTTACCCTGCCATTTTTGGGATTCTAAGAAGTCCATAGCAACGATGAGTAATGATTCGAGTGATTTACTGTCTGATAGGGTTAAATTCCTGACTTTCGCATATGCTTTTAAATCTTCAATGCCAGCATAACTATTAAACGTAGGTGAGTTTTTATCGGCATCAATCATGACCACCTCAAAATAAAAAGGGGCATTACGCCCCTATCTTCACTAGCCATCAGTAGTTTTTTTCCTTTTAGCTACTTCTGGCTCTATTGCTTTACTGCATTTTTGCCCTGAGCAGTTAATTTAATCATCACACCTGCTGTCAGTTTGTTGCTCGTAAAATGTTTTTTCCAGTTACCCGCAGTACCTAACTTGGTTAGATCTGGGTTTTTACCTTTTGATTCATCCCAGCTATACCCAAGCACACCGACGTTAACAACGCCTTCACCACGATACCCAATTTCTAAGTTTTCCTTATCATTGATCTCAAATGAGCGGAAGGTTGGTTCTTGAGACTCGATGATAGTCACAGCTCCAGGAACAAGACCAAAAATAGCATCAACTGGCGCACTGTCTGTTACCAAGACGGGCTTACCTAACGTTCCCGGCTGCCCACCATAGATAACCACACCAGCCTCTTCGTATACTTTGTTATCAATCGCTTGGTCAACAATATCGAAATACGTAGTAGAGTGCATGACGAAGAGATTTACACGGTTAAACTTGTCCCCATATCGACGCAGCCCCTTGGTGAGTGTTTTTTTCCCATCTGTAGCAATGTCTGCTGTCACGACCATATCAGTATTACTTCCGATAGCTGCCCCCAATGCGGCTAAGGAATATTTAATGTAACCTTCTAGAGATGCATCAGCAGCATCAATACCAACTAGCTCAGAAAATTCAGATACATCTCGTCCTCGACGTTTAAATGCCTCTTCCGTTGTTGCATATGGACCATATTTCCATGGAGCTTTCACTTCAACAGATTCGCCCGCACCAATTTTTTTACTCTCTACTGTTCCTGTTGAATCAACATCACGATGCTCAATCGATCCTCCAATTTGATAGAAAGCACGTTTACGGAAATCACCTTCAATAAAAATGTTATCAAGCACAATGGCACCATTCGATGCCTGATTAAATACTGCTAAATTATCTTGGCGACGCTCTAAAAACGCTGTTTGCGCCAAGTCGTTGTAAATTACTAAATCGCTATTAGTCGTCGTAGCCATTACTTATCTTCCTTTACTCTTTAGGTAGTTTTAAAAATGTGTCACGTCCATATCGGCGAATATAATCAGCTTTCTCACTCGCAGACATTTGAGAGCGTTTAAGGTGTGCACCACCTTGTTTATGTTTTCCTGCATCCGTCCCTGAAGCAGCAGGGAACAAATGAGGCGCGCTTTCTTTTAATGATTCGACCCATTCAACAGGTGATAACGGTGTTCGGCCATCTTTCCCCATAATTGGATTACCATCATCATCAACGGCTACGGCCTGACCTTCATCGTTGATTTGAAAAATGCCTTTGGCACGTAAAATTAAGTCTTCTTGTGCGCTAGCTAATGCGCCGGCTTTACCAGCAGCAGAGCGTACTTCATCTCCCAATACACGTTGGCGAAATTTATTAGCAAAAGCCTCAGCCCTTTCCACTCGGCTATTGGCTTCTTTCAGTTGTTTATCAACGTCATTGCGTAAGCGCTCAGTACGTTTATTAATGACCTCATCAATTTTGCCGTCAGCGATTAACTTGGCTTCTTCATCATTTTCAAAACGCTTGAGAATTCCACGTACAGCATCGGGATCAATACCATCAAAACGCTTGAGATTATCGTTTTGCTCTTTGAGCTTACCCAATAACTCATCACGTTTAGCCTTCAACCCAGCTACTTGCTCACCGACTGCTTTATCGATAATGGCTTGAATTTCCGGTGTGATTACTGATGCAGTTCCGCCACTTCCACCACCAGCGCCATCATCAGCCTGTGAGTAATATTTGCGTTCGATATTCATAAATAACATATTGTTCCCCTTGGGATTCATTGCGCCTAGCGCGTTAAAATAAAACCAGCCCTTGGCCGAATTTAGACAATAAAAAAGGTCACCGAAGTGACCTTGTTAAATCGTTAATTGATTAGCTATAACCCGCATATTTAAATGCTTTTTCGTCTAGCTTCTTGAGTTGCTCTAACGAAATAAATTCTCCCTTATCTGTATAAAATTCAGAAGGATGCATACCGCCCTCTTTCATTAATCTAAATCGTGTTTCACCGAACACTTGCCGTTGTCGCCATTCTGGTTGTCGCTGCACCCAATCAAGAAAATTGGTCTCAGCTGGAACTTGCCCATCCATTGATGCTCTCGTCCCTGCGTCCATCTCATTCACATCAATACCTAATTCACGCCATGACTTAATGACGAAAGTTTCCGTTGAGCGACAATTAAAATGGATTTTACCGGGACCTTGTAGATAGGGGATTTTGTGTCCTATTGGTTTACCTTCCAATGTATACTTCAACCTATCCCGTACAACACAGACATGAGAGGTTTTATTATCAAGGGTTGATAACCATTGCTTGCAATCAAAAATGTCTTTATTCGCCTCCGCAAATTGCTCTCGTGCTGTGGCTTGCAAATGATTAATTGCTGTCTTTGCTATTGCTGTTGCGTTAGCTCGGCTTAGCTGTAATACGCCATCTTTGTAACCTTGGCTTGCATGCCCGCGGATCTTGCGACCAATCTCTACAGCGCTATCTCCATTTAAATAACCACTACGAACAGCATTGCCTATTCTTTTCATGCGATCTGCTTCTAAACCATTAGCCCATTCAGTGAGTAATTTCCCTTGAAATGGGCGAGACATTACTGAAGAAAATAACATCTCCTCTGTAATACCCATAAGCGGGTATTGGCGTAGAACAGCATCAGGCAATAAAGCATCAAGTAATGAGGAGTAATAACCAGCTTCATGCAATGCATACTCTCTCATTTCGCCTATTAACAACGTAAAAGCGCTATCAATTGCACGCGTATTAATAGCTTTCACGCTCGATAGTAATGACTCTAATCGCCTTGAAGTAAAGCTATTAACGTCAATAGTGGCATCATCTAAAGCAACAATAAGCGAAGCTGTTAATTCAGCGTCAAATTCATTGAGTGCATTTATCATGCGCCTTGCAACACCCGTAGAATAACGACCAGAAAACAAAGAGTGAGCAATCAATTCATCCCTTAATCGCTCATTCACTGATTTCATGTTTCACCTACTATTGTCGGCTCTTGGTTGTTAAGCTCATCAACCACCATATCAACATCATCAGCGGGGTCGATAACATCATATTTTTGTAAACTTCTCACCAAATCAGATTTACGCGTTGCTCCAGATTGCCACGCAGCAACAATTTCACGGATCATCGAACTGTCAGCAATGTGATTAACGAGGTCTTTGTTAATTTCAAAAGAAGTGTCTTTAGTATCTAAACCTAAGTATTCAGCGCACCACATTAACGCTTTGCTAAACGCATCTGAGACATTTGAGCAACAAATACTGAGAATAGAGGTTTGAGCACTTTGCTCCCCCACAGATTGAATAATCGTTTTGACTTTACTATCTGAAGAAACTAACTGAGCACCTAAAGCCACCATGTAATCGCGCTTACTGTCCATAGCTTCTTTAGCCAACATATTTGGCTGAGCTTGAACGTATCCATAAGAACCTTTATCAGGCAATAAGATTGGTGAACGAGAGCCAACCATGACACCTTTTTCTTGCAGCCAGTCGCGCCACTGCTCATTTAATCCACCAATGTAAGGCTGTACTTGCCCACAGAAAAACACGGAATCTTCGTAGTCTGCAGAATTTCGATAATGCCCTAAATTGATTTTTGCTAGCCCTAACAATGGAGCTTCATCAATAGTGTGATCGTTATTCTGAGCGCCAATAAACGTAAATGGAATTTCATCCCAAGCACCATTACCTGCACGTTCAGGAATATATTCAGAGTGGATTTGATACACGCTGCTGCCAGCAGGCTTACGATATACTCTGCAGATAAACTTGCCATTTTCTATCGCTAATACTCGGTATTGAATAGTATCTTTAAATCCAAAACCATCCTCTTCCTCAACCATTTCGCGAAGAACCACCAGCGTTAAAATGGTTCGACCGTTGATACGGTCTGCTCGCCAGTTAATGATATCCTCAGCTTGATATTGAAATATGTACGGGAGCTTAGAGTCGCTGTTGTAATCAACATATAACCCATGCCGTCCCACTTCCAATATCGATTCAAGAGAAGATTGAGCTAATTGGTAAATGCTTGAACCTGCACCATCTGCATCATCTTTTAAACAAGACAGCTTTTCAGCAACAGCAATCAATGGATCTTTCTTGAATGCCATCCCTATCATACCGTTACGAGTGTTACCTGTTATTGGGTAAAACACCGCACGGTCTTGATAGTCTTTATTGCGCTTTTTCTTACGCTCACTTTCCTTTTCTTCCAATTCAGGAAGATAACTCTTTACTTCCTCGCCACCTCGACAAACAGCGCGAACTAACTCCCACTGAGGAGCAGCCGTTTTATACTCCGGTCGAGTAAAATCAACATTATTTATACTCATCAGAAGGTTGTTCCTAAGTTAATTTCGAATGCTGGTCGTTTAACGTTCCGTCTACTTACAGCAAAATATCTAAACCCATCAGCATCATGTGATGTGTAATCATGAAGTGGTTTATCTTTCCAGCAACCTCGTTTGTCATCCCACTCTTTTCGGTATGCTTCGAGATGAGCAATGCCTTCACCACATTTATGTTCGTCAAAGACACACAGAGGAAGAATTTCACGTACAGCCTCAATACCTTCATCAATAGAAAGCTTTGGCACTACGTCAAATTGAATCGAGTAAATTTGCCCGTCAATTTCATACCCTTCACGAGCTAGTTCTCTACGCGATTTCGCATCTGAACCAAATTCACGGTTATCAATATCATGTGGTCCATTATGACTCGCGTATGTGTAGCCTTTATCTTTCAGCACTTTCATATAATGTCTTAGACCTTCACCACTGTTTGAGTAATGGTCTATCACATGGAATTCATCGCCTATTTCACGAATAAACCAAATTGAGGTTGAGTCACCAACGCCGATATCCCAATACGTATGAACGGGTAAATGCGAATTATCAGGGAGTGAACCAATGCGCTTATTTTCGTACAGAAAGCGGAATTGCTTAGCGTAATAAGCACCTTCAACGGATTGCTGGAATGCCTCAGACGGTATTGACGGGTACTCCCGCTTCATGTCTTCACCAAGCGTTTTCTCTTTGGCGTAATACCATGCTTTCTGACGCTCGTTGAGGTGAATGCCATGCTTGCGGGATATCTCATCAAAGTAATCAATTAATCGCTGAGGTAATTGCTCAACAGGATCAATCGCATACTCCGGATTCTTCCACCATGAAAAGAAAAAGAATTTCCAATCTAAGTTAGATAGCGTTTTACACTGAATTTGCGCTTTCTCAGCAGACTGACAATAATCATAGAAATAGCCAGCTCGCCCCTCAGCAGTGCTTTCAATTGTCGTAAAACAGTCACTTGATACAGCTTCAAACGCACCAGTAACTATCTCACGAGCTTTTTCAGGGTACTTTGCACATATCTTTCCGAACTCAGATACATGCAAGTATCGAAGAGTGCCACCACGAAATGACGTGCTGATATAAAGTGACCCGCCTTTGCTAAAAACCAATTCACCAGCCGCATCATTACTCGCCGGATTTGCAGCTTTAATTTCTTCGGGTAGCTTTTCATAGGCATATTTTATTTTTTCTCTAAATAGCCTTTTAGCATCGTTAAGTGTATGAGCAATCAATGCACATTTAGCCGCCTCAAATAACGCTGCATCTAATTGGATAATGCAAACCTCAGTCGTGAAACCCAGCTGACGAGCCTTTAAGATAATGTTTCGCGTATGCATCCCTTCAAAGTATTCAAGCTGCTCAGGCGTCATTTTAAATCGAACTGGCTTACCTTCTTTGTTGGTGATCCAGTACAAGTGATTCAATCGCCAGAGCTTATCTCTTAATAATGCAAGATATTCTGGCTTCATACTTATTCCTTCGATAGGTCGTCCATCAGTGACGATATAGAGTCGGATACTTTATTCTGCTGCGCGTCATCCAGCCCGTATGCCTGGCGCTCAAGTCCAATTAGGTTTTTAAGTGTCTCGCTTAATGCTTTAGCAGATTTAACACGTTCGGGGAGGGAGATGATTGAATTGTAGAGTTCATTGAGTTTGTCTCGCCCATTGCTATCAGGCTCAAACATTAATTCACCTAGCTTCCTTAAAGCAGGTACATCCGTACATTCAGCAGATAGCTCATCAAATAAACTGTTGGTTAACTCCCTAGCCCTACGAATATCACCCCTATGTTCCATACGAACATTGGCAATGACTTCAGCATTAGCTTCGATAAGTTGCCGCTCAGAAATAGCCTTCTCAGCGGCAACCAGAGTGGCAACCTCTCTTTTGGCAACCAAGTTTTCAGCTCTAGCCTTAACCTTTGCTTTTAAATCTCGTTCCCATCCTTCTTTCTTTGAGCGTTTACTTATCGCTTGATGGGTTATCTCATATTGAGAGGCTATTTCTCTTATAGACATTACGCCAGCTCGGTAAGCAGACTCAATAGCCTCCCAATCTGGTCTTTTGAACATTATTCACCCTCATGATAAATCAAAAAGCCAATACAAAAACAAGATCTGCATCTTTCACAAAAATCTTTAATTTGATTTAAATCAGAATAATAACAATTAAATTGTTGTATTTTAGTTTTTCATTGTTAATTTCATTGCCAAATGCAATATTTAGTATTGCTGCAATCCCCCTTATTGTGTTCATTGCAATAAGGGGTTTTTTATCTACAAACTCTTATCTTTACATCTTAGCCAGCAATTCTTCTGTCGATTGGTTTCACCAAAAATCTAAAACCTTCAGCAAGAAAACACTTATGCTTTAACTATTAACATTTCTTAAAGAGTTTCTCATAACAAATTAAAACCATTTTTAGCGAAAATATTTACATTGAAGGTATGTTATTTTAAATATTTAAAGGAGAGTCAAATGAAACTAACTTCAATAGACCATGTGCATGTATATGTCGATGACCTCAATGAAGCCGTAAAATGGTATAAAGATATTTTATTCTTTACCGTTACACCCAAATACAAGTTTTGGTTTGACCAGGGTGGTCCATTAGTCATAAACAATAATGATGTCCACCTTTCCTTATTTAAAAGGACATCACAAAGCATCGGTAACACAATCGCTTTTGGTACAGATAAGACTACACTGATGGAATTCATAGAACACCTGAGAATCAACAACATTCAATTTTCTATCGTTGACCATGATGTGTCTATATCCATCTATTTCACCGACCCATACGAAAATAAGTATGAAATAACAACATATGAGCACTTCAAAATATAAAAATCATAGTTAATTAGGTAATAAAAAACCCGCACAAGGCGGGTTGTCTCTTGCAGTAATTACATTTTACTTTTCAATAAATTAATGTCGCTATAAATAATCCACTTTTGATTCTATTGAAATATCAATACTCTTTGTCTATCAAAACCATTAGCGCTAGCAAAGCTAAGGTATTCATCTAAAAGTTCTGGCGGCATAGTTGGTGTACGCGATAACACCCATAAGTAATCTTTATTAGGGCCCACAACTAGTGAATACTGGTAGTCGTCATCAAGCTTAATAATGTTATAACCGCCGTAAAAAGGACCGAAAAACGACACTTTCAAGGCACCTATATCCGAAGATTCAACAAAATAAGCCTTTCCTATACTCTCTTTCCATTTTTTCCCTTGTGAATCCCATCCTCTGTTGACTACCTTTACACCACCATCATTGCGTAGAGAATAGTTTGCAGAAACTTTACTTAGTCCCTTTTCAAATCGATTATCTATTCTAGCAACTTCATACCATTCGCCAAGATAACGGGATAGTTCAAAATGTTTAACTGGTGTTATGTCATGTGGCACTTTCACACTACACCCATTAAGTAACAGCATACTTACAAACATAAAAACTGACTTTATCTGCATTGCAACCTCACATAAAATTGATCTATGAAGATACTTTCGCATAAAAAAGAGCACAGAGCGACTATAGTGATTTAGTATTTCGTGACTATAGAACCCTCGTATTTAGATAAAGTCATTGTCGCACTAACTTGGATTACACTAGCCAGTGTGGTAAACCGATTGATGATAATATTAAAAGAATACCGACTAACAGGTATTGAAATACATGAAGCATACGGATAAATAACTCTTTGAATATCATAGAGTTTACTCCTTGCTGCTAAGGTTATTTTATTATCAAAATGCATAGTATCATCTAAAATATAGCAGCTCTTTTTAATTTGTCAGATATCATGTTTCACTAAAGTACTTAGCTAATACTATTGCTAGTAATCAGCTTTAACGTTCCATATCGACTCAATTAACAATTAAATTATTCTGCTATAATGAAAAATGAACTTTGGCAGTCTATAACCTCACACAATATAAGGAAGGAAGTATGTTTAAAAAATTCAGTTTACTCATATGCTCATTAGCTATTATTACGAGCTTGACTGCCTGTAATACGACAAAAGGCGTAGGTAAAGATATAGAAGCCGGTGGAGAAGCCATACAAAGAGCTGCCGAGTAAAATTCTATTTTTTCCTAATCCTAAAGGCTTAGATATACACATATCCTCTTGAGCCTTAATGTATAAGAAATAAAATAGTATAGCTCGTATTAATTGATGAAATTGAATGTTTGACGTCAGATTCATCATTATAATTTTTAGGGTGAATTTTGATTAACTGATTCTAACTTATAAGAGATATTACATATGAAAAGAAGAATAATTATTGCTACTTTAATGACATTATTTATTCCAGCCATTGCAAGCGCTTCATGCGAAAGCGTTGTTGAAGAAATTACGCAAAAAATTATTAACAATGGCGTGCCTGAAGAGAGCTTTACCATTATCGTCGTTTCAAATGAAGAAGCAGCCTCACAACAAGGTACTGTTGTAGGTAACTGCTCTAATGAAACACAGAAAATTATTTATACAAAAAAATAATTCATGCTAGGCAGAGGGCTCTAAATGAAGTCCTCTCGCTTTTTCTTCTAGTTATAGAATGTCATGTTATTCAAAACTTGAATAAGCGATCAGACCTTCATATATAATTTCGTCATCATCACTGATAATGTCAATTCAATTGTATAAACCCGTTGTTCTTCTTCGTGTTCAAATCCATATAATGGCTTAATTTTCTACTATGTTAATACAAATTTACTAATTTGAGTGATATTCCCATTTGGATTAACAAATAAATAGTGATACTATTTTCTCGCTGGTCAAGGATGGCTAGCCCTACAATAATTATGAGTTAATCTTAAAAGCTCCTCTTTTAATCGAAGGGGAGCTTTTTATTTTTTAGGAATAGTCTCATTCACTTATCTACAGATTTAAAATCACATTTCTCAATTAAAAATTGCTTTATTACGATGTTCGTTGTTGTTTAATTTTCCGGATTACTTTCTTGTCAAAAAACAGCCATTTCTCGAGGCTCTACTTTGTAATATCTTATTGAGATTACTACCTTTTTAAGGTTGCCCCCATTCACGATTAACGTATAGTGACGCTTATTCATAAGTAGTTATTCTCATTTAGCCTCGATATCTGGGGCATTTCTTTATTGTTCAATTTTCCGTATTGCTTTCCTATTGAAAATATACTTATACTATTGGATTAAACTTTCATTACATAAGAGAACTGTATCAATATATATATGTATAATAACCCCGTTACTCTCTTACTAATATTTATCCCTACTCTTGCCTGCATCCTATTGATTATTGTTAAAGATAAAAAACAACCAAATTTAACGACACTTTTTTTAAAATTCTCTATCTACCTGTTAAGCACTCTGACTTTCATAAATTTAATTTTTTTTGCAAGGGCATTTACTGATTGGTATTAACGTAAACACTCCGCTCTAATGTAATCTTGCAAACCAAGTATCATATTCTTGGATTCTGCGATTCGCTGCCTGAGTAGCCAATAATTTCCGATAGCGGAGTCAGTAGGTCTGGCGGTTGTTCCATCATCCACGCCGGAGGTGGAATTGGTTTCGACTTTCTGGCAGCTGGCTCGGATGTACACCCGCTCAGGATTACGCTCAGCAGCAATACGCAACTCATCAATTTCAATTTTTGCATTGGCTAGTTCCTGAATATGTTTAGTATCGAGTTTATGGAGAGATTGGACACGTTCTTGGTAATCCTCATTAATTTTGACCTGCTCTGTCAACTCAACGAGTAGTCCGGCATTTTGGGTATTTAACTCACCTATCCTCTCGTGTTGTTTCCACATTCCCCATATCGCTATCAATGCGACAATAAATAACAATACGCTGGCTTTATTCATGGCGATTACCATAAAGACGTTTAAAAATTAACTTGCCGACCTTTGTAATGCTCGATAGCTTTTTGGCAACGCTTCTCTAAACTTACCTTGTCAGTGCCACCACAAGTGTCGTCTCGAAGTGCGTATACGCCAATTGCCAAGTAGATGGGTAGACAGATAATAAAGGAGGATAAGCATAAGCAAACTCGCCAAGACACACGGTTTTTTCTACCTCTCGTCTCGTCATTAGCCCTTTCCACGCCTTCCCCCCTGCATATATCCAGCGTTTTAGTTCATTACATGCGCCAGCTTGGTCACCAGCATTAAGTTTTTTAAGTAATGTTGAGCGCGAGAAAGCACCTATTCCCACGTTATAAGTAAATGAATAAAGTGCCGCCCTGGTGTAATCAGGAATATTGATTTTAATTAAGGGATTTACCGCTTTAGCGACGATTGCTAAGTCTTTTTCCAGTAACTCATCACACTCGACTTTTGTATAGATTTTCGTCGGAATAATGTCAGAACCTGTATGCCCATAACACACCGTAAGAACACCACCTACATCACGGTAGGGTTTGGGCTCATATCCCTCAAAATTAGTCACCATTACAACAGTTAATGCCATCAGCCCACCTGTCACAGCGGCTATTTTTATTTTATTTGGTATCTTTGCCAC